ACGATCAAGGTAGTCGATGCCTAAGATGACCATACCGCGGCGGCTTCTGCCGTTGGTTCAGAAGCCCAAGCGGTTCAAAATCATCATAGGTGGTAGGGGGTGTGTAAGCGCGGATACGCTTATAAGCACAGCATCCGGCCCTGCCAGGATAGATGAATTCAATGGTGGCTTAGTTCATGCCATAACTGATCGCGGAGTCGAACAAGTGTATGCTGGGCCATCCATTTGTTATCCGCCCGCACAGCTTTATAAAGTAACCCTGTCGAGCGGCAAACAAATTGAGTGCACTATTGAGCATCGCTTCATGACGAGTTACGGTTGGCTTTCTCTCGAGCATGTCGTAGAGAAACAGCTTCCGATATGCGTTTCTGGCCTTCTTCCGACCACTTTGGGCAGCGACCTTTTAAAGTCTGGCGAAGATGTTCTGCATTGTTTGCGAAAACTCTTAGGTTTGTTATATCGTTATTACGAGTATTACCATCAATGTGGTCGACAACCTCATCAGCAGTCAGATACCTACCTAAGTGTTGCTCAACGACTAATCGGTGGACTGCAACGTAATTGCCATGCTTTGATGCTCGAGGATGATTCGGAGTTCTGGCGTACTCATAATTTTTCACTATTTTTACACCTCCTTTCCAGCCTATCCGCTGCTCTCTTGCGGGAGGTGCAAAGTTATGCAGAGTCGGAAAATTGTAATAGCGGAATATTTTTTGAACAGATTTTGCAGATACTCCTAGAAACTCAGCAATCTCATGAGAAAACCAGCCCTCGGCAGCTAATTCTGAAACTTTCAAAATTCGTTCAGCATTTCGCGCTTTGGCAGAAATTTGAGGGCGGAATCCTTCAAACAGTTTCCGACATGCTTCAGCTCGACATTGGCGATAATTCATACAGCAACTCTCTTGGTTGTAATGGCGGCCGCCATTATGAATCGGTTGTATCAAGCGTTGCAACCGCGTCCGCCGAATACTATGACTTATTTGTTCCGCTGTATAACAATTACCTAACACATAATGGCATTGTGAATCACAACTCTGGCAAATCACAGACGGTCGGTGACATATGTTTAATGGACGCTCAGACGAAGGGCATCAAGACTGGGTGCTTTCGGGAGTTCCAGGTGACGATGGACGACTCGGTTCAGAGTTTGTTGTCGGCTGAGATTGAAAGGCTGGGGCTGCAAGGCTTCAAGACGCAGTCAACTTCGATTCAGTATCAAGGCCAGGATGCGTTTAAGTTCCGAGGACTGGCAAGAAACCCTGAAGGCATCAAGAGTATGCACGGCTTTCAAAGGTTCTGGGTCGAGGAAGCGCAGACGATCAGCTTTGAATCGTTAAAGGCTTTAACACCAACCCTGAGAACCGAGGAGTCCGAAATCTGGATGACCGGCAACCCTAGACACAGTTCAGACGTTTTTTCCCAGCGGTTCATTAAACCGTGGGAGAAGGAGCTGAGAAGGGACAAATACTACGAAGATGACCTGCATCTTGTCATATGGGTCAACCACGACGACAACCCGTTCTTTCCTCAAGTGCTGGAGCAAGAGCGAGCGCACGACCAAGCAAGTCTATCGTCGGCACTTTATCGACATATCTGGCTGGGTGAGTATTACGATGAGGTCGAGGACTGCATCATTCCGGTTGAGTGGTTCGACGCAGCCATAGACGCTCACCAGAAGCTAGGGTTTAAGCCAGAGGGTGCGATTGTTGCTTCCCATGACCCGTCAGACGAGGGCGGCGATACGAAAGGACTGGTGATTCGCAGGGGGTCGGTGGTACTGCAGGTTGGCGAGATGGTCACTGGCGACTCAAACGAAGGCATGGACTGGGCGCTTGAGGAGGCGAGAAAGGCCGGAGCGGATTGGTTTGTCTGGGACTGCGATGGGATGGGAATTAGTTTAAAAAGACAAGTTGAGACCGCGCTGACCGGCACGAAAATGCAATGGTGGATGTTTAAAGGGTCAGAAACGCCTGACGACCCTGATGCACCTTACGCGAGCGGGAAAGAGCAGCAGAGGACAAATCGGGATACGTTCTTCAACAAGCGTGCGCAGTATTGGTGGAAGCTCCGAGAGCGGTTCGAGGCGACCTGGCGGGCAGTGGAGCAGAAGAAGTACACCAACCCAGACGAGATGATTTCCCTGTCATCCGAGATCGCGACGCTTGACCAGTTGAGGGCCGAAGTCTGCCGGATTCCATTAAAGCGGAATAATAATGGTAAGATTCAGATCATGAGCAAGCTGGAGATGGCGAAGAAGCCCTATCAACTTCCATCGCCGAATATGGGCGACTCTCTTATGATGAGTATGTTTTCGCCTAAACTGAAAGCGCAGGTTCAACAAATCAAATTCGCGGGATGGGGTAGATAATGGCCGATTACGAGAACGGTTCGGAAATGGACTCGGAAGACGAGAGCTATTCGAGCAAGGCTGCTCAAGAAGCAACGACTGAGTCTGAGGACAAATACGACTCGCACGATGCGGTGCTGAACCTGTTGAGCGCTGCGCAATGGGCTGACCACGACAATCGAGAGAAAGCGCGAGAGGCGCACTTGTTTGTTTCCAAGAGGGACGGGCAATGGGAGCCGTACTGGTGGAACAACAACATCAACAAACCGCGATACACGTTTGACATGGCGTCGCCAATTGTTGACCAGATTGCCGGAGAGATTGAGCAAGCAGACTTCGATATCAAAGTTTCCCCAGCGGGAGGTGCTGCGTCGAAGGATGTTGCAGAGGTATATGATGGAATCATCCGAAATCTTGAGACCATATCAAACGCAGCATACGTTTACTCTCAGGCTGGCCGAGGAGTGGTTACTTGTGGCTACGATGCCTGGAGAGTTGTCCAGAAGTTTGCTGACGACAATTCATTCGACCAAGACTTGTTGATTGAGCCGATTGGGAACGCGATAGATCGCGTCTGGTTTGATCCGTCTGCGATCATGCAAGACAAGTCCGATGCAAGGTATTGTTTCGTTCTACATCCGATATCAACCGAAGAATACTACGCTCGCTGGCCGGAAGGGTCGGGGTCTAGCGTCAGTGATGACCGCGAGGGCGATGCTTACTACGACAAAGCCGAGGTTGTGGTTATCGGTGAGTTGCTTTACGTCGAGGAGGAGATGAGAGAGCTTGTCCTGATGAGCAACGGACAGGTACACGAAGTCACAGAGGACTTTGATTCAATCGTTGATGAACTCATGGCGATGGGTGTCAGCGAGGTGCGTCGGCGGACGAGGAAGTATAAGAAGGTCTGCTCTCGATTGTTTGATGCGTCCGATTGGCTTGAAGACGACAAAGATACGGCGTTCTGTTATCTCCCCATTGTTCCGGTATACGCGAACTTCAAAATACTTGAGAACAAAACCATCTATTATGGTGCAGTCGAAAAGCTCATGGATTCTCAGCGAGTCCTAAACTATTCGCTTTCGCGGGAGATCGAGGAGGGCGCACTGGCTCCAAGGGCAAAATACTGGATGACGATGGCGCAAGCGGCTGGGCATGAATTGCAGCTCCAGACGTTGAATACCAATTCAGACCCTGTCCAATTTTATAACGTCGACCCCAGCACGCCGGGCGTTCCTCAACAACAAGGTGGAGCGCAGATTAACCCCGGACTGAGAACGATCTCAGAAGCAATGCGTGGAATTATTGGAATGTCGGCAGGGATGTTCGCATCAAACATGGGCGACAACCCCGGACTGCAAAGTGGGGTAGCGATTGAGAGACTTCAGAACAAGGGCGACAACGGAACGCACAAGTACTTCCAAGCGTTAGAAATTGCCATCGCGTATACAGGGAAGATTCTGGTTTCTGCGATTCCGAAAGTTTACGACAACCAACGTCAGATGCGATTGATGTACAACGATGGATCTGTCGAGATGAAGCCGATCAACCAAGAGGTGATCGACAGCCAGACTGGGCGTGTTGTAAAGGTAAACGACTTGTCTGAAGGGACATACGACGTAATCTGTAAAGCAGGCCCATCGTTCAGGAATCGACAAGAGCAAACTCTTAAAACGATGCTTGATCTCGCGCAGGTTGATCCAACAATACTTCAGTTGGGTGGAGACTTGCTGTTGAGAAATGTTGTCTCGCCGGTTGCTGATGCGCTTGCAGAACGCAGGCGAATCCAAATGATTGCGCAGGGCGTGATTCCAGAATCGCAGATGACTGATGAAGAAAAGGCGGAGATCGCACAACGACAAGCCATGCAAGGCCAGACGCAAGACCCAGCGATGGTCTTGGCTCAAGCCGAATCAATGAAGGCACAAGCTGAACAACTACGCGCCCAGGTTGAGCTTCAGAAACTCCAGTTAGAAACGGCCAAAATTCAACTTGAAGCGCAGAAGATGGCAGCCGGATTGCAATCTGACCAAGCAAATCTGCAACTGGATGCCTTTAATGCTGAAACAAACCGCATGAACACGCAGATCAAAGCGCAGGAGGCTGGCGCGAAGATTCAGCGCGATCAGGTGGCAACGCAGGGTCAAGCGCTTGATAATCAGTTGAAGGTGGTTTCTGCGCTAAATCCATTTGTGAGGCGATAATGGCTGAGTCAGCACTGAGAAACCTTCAGCTGGAAAGGATGAACGAAAGGCGAGCGCGGATCGGCATGGAGCCGTTTGTTCCGCAAGCTCCAACGAAAACGGCAGGGCAAGCAATGGCCGATATGCTGGGAGGAATGGCTGTTCCGTTATCGGTAGTTCCGGTTGCTGGTGACATTGCTGGGCTGGCTGCCGACACTGCCATGTATGCCACGAGGCCAGAGGAAAGGACGTTCGGCAATGCTGCGATGACATTGGCGGGCTTGTTGCCATTTGTGCCGGGGGCATCAACGGCACGAGCGGCAGAGGGCGCTCTGGATATGTCCCAAGCGGCAAGAATGCAGAGGGCAAAGGAGATGGGGTTTGACATTGAAACCCCTATGTATCACGGAACAACAACCGATTTTGATGAGTTTGATCTTGGGAAAACCGGTAAAAATGACAGCGGCTGGTATGGTCGTGGCATTTATTTAACTCCAGATCCTGATACCGCCAGTGCTTATACGCAGTACCAAGACTGGGCGCAAAGAACCGGAGTTGACGGGGCAAATGTCATGCCGGTGACTGCAAGCATAAAAAATCCATATTATTGGCCTGATGGACGAAAAGCCGCTTTAAACAAAGAGGAAAGCGAACAAATCAGAAACGAGCTAGTAAGCCAAGGCTATGACGGGGTCATTGTGGCTAATAAATTTGCTGACCCGAAATTTGCCGACAAATACGAAGTAGTAGCATTTTATCCAAATCAAGTGAGATCAATTAACGCAGTATTTGACCCAGCCAAGCGCAACTCTGCAAACCTGATGGCGGGCATTGCGGTTGCTCCCGTTGGAGTTTCTGCTTTGCGAGCGTTAATTCCGCAGGAAGGTCAAGAATAGCGTTCCACGTGAAACTATTGTGTCGCCGCGCAAACGGTGATATTTTGAAAGAAAGGCAC